AGGATTAACTGATGAAGATGAAGTACCTGAAGCACCTGAAGAACCTATATCTAAACTAGGAGATATTTGGAAACTTGGAAAACATAAATTAATTTGTGGAGATAGCACAGCAGAAGATACATTTAAAAATTTATTTAATGATAATAAAGCTGATTTAATATTTACTGATCCACCCTATAATGTAGATTATTCAGGTCGAGGAGAGAATGATTTAGGTAAAATTAAAAATGACAATATGTCAGAGAATGACTTTATTGATTTTTTATATAAAAACTTTAATCTAATGTCAGATTATTTAAAGCCTTTAGGTTGTATATATGTTTGTCATCCTGATAGTCATAGTAAACCCAAAATAGCATTTGAAATAAACTTTGATAAATTTTTTAAAAAATCCTCAACTATTATATGGGATAAAGGTAATGCTGGAATGGGTTGGCAAGATTATCGATCCCAACATGAACCTATTTTATATGGTTGGAAAGAGGGACAAGGTAAACACAGCTTTTATGGAGATAGAAAAAACACTAGTATTTGGAATGTTAAAAGGGATAATGTGGCTGGATATAAGCATCCAACTCAAAAGCCTGTTGCTTTATCACAAAAGGCAGTTTTGAATAATTCTAAAGAAGATGATATAATATTTGATTCATTTTTAGGATCAGGCAGTACATTAATTGCTTGTGAAAAAACAAATAGAAAATGTTATGGTATTGAATTAGACCCTAAATACTGTGATGTAATAATGAAAAGGTGGGAGAACTTTACAGGAAAAAAAGCAGAGTTAGAAAATGGACAAAATTAAGGCAAATAAGACAGTAAAGAGGCAAGGTGCTGGAAGACCCAGAATAGTGGTCGATATAGAAATATTAAAGAATTTAGCCTCTATTGGCTGTCCTGACTATGAAATTGCTAGTGTATTAAATATATCAGCTAAAACACTTAAAAGAAATTATGCAGATATTATTGAGCAGTTTAAAGAAAAGGGTAAAGCTAGTTTAAGAAAGAAGATGTGGGATAAAGCTGTTAAAAAAGATAACACCCATATGCAAATCTGGTTAAGTAAAAACTATCTAGGTATGAAAGATAGAACTCAAACCGAGTCTATTGTTGAACCATTACCATTAATAATAGATGCCAAAGTTGAAGAAATAGAAGATGGCAAAAAAAAAGGGTAATGTATTTGGCACAGTTGTTGTCTATGAAAAGAAACACAAAAGAACTTCAATAGGTGGTGGTAGAGTTAAGATGTCATCTATGAATAAACACAAACGCAGATCATATAAAAAATATAACCAACAAGGGAGATAATATGGAAATAGAACATAAAATAGGAAGTAATATAAACTTAAAATTAAGATTAGAAAAAGAAAAGATAAAAGAAGAATTAGATCAGGTTAAGATTCAAAGGGATATTGCTTTACGAAAACTAAACAAAGCATTAACCATAGCAAAAGATTTAAGAAAGCTAATAGAAAATGGAAATCAAACGAAGTAATTTTTACCCTAATGGAGAAATAATAGATTATTCTCTACCTCAATCTTTTCATAAAAGTATGAAGCCAGAAGCCTGTGGTAACTGTGGTCTTTACAGTAATAAAAGATCATTTTGTGGTAGGTGGGGAAGTAAAGGTGTTAAAGATACTTATGTTTGCCACGAATGGAGAAAAAGATTTTTCAAAAGATAACATTAGAACTAAATCGTCTTGCTAATCTATATAACAAGACTCACGATAAAAAATACAAAACAGCTTGGTATAAATTACTTAAACAATTAAAGTTTTTGTGATATTTATGCCATATGGCTAAATATAAAAATAGAACTGTAAAACTTAATAAACCATCTCGTGGAGATGTTAAAAAATTTAAAGTATTTGTAAAAGATAGACGAACAGGCAGAGTTAAGAAAGTTAATTTTGGCTCTAAAACTATGTCTATTAAAAAGAATATCCCAGCTAGGCAAAGATCATTTATGGCAAGATTTAGACCAATACTTGCTAAAGTAAAAGGCCAGAAAAATTTATCTCCAGCTTATTGGGCAATTCAATCATGGAAAAAAGGATTTAAGATATAATGGACAAGTTTTTTTACACAGTATTAGGTGCAATAGATAACTGTATTGCATGGATAAATAGTAAGTTTGAAAGCAAGAAAAAGAAGAAAAAGTAATTTATGAGGATAACAAATATGAACTATTATTTTACAGGTGGAATAATCATAGCTTTTGTTATATTAACATTTTTGGTAGCCCCATTATGAAAGTATCAGAAAACACATCAGTAGCAATGCCAATTAAAAATATGATTGGTATAGTTATAGCAGTAGCAATGGGTGTATTTGCATACACAGAAGTTACAGCTAGATTAACTTCATTAGAAACTTCTAGAGAATTATTTGAAAATGATTTGCTTAAAAAATCTGAACAAGTACCAACAGATCAAGAACAACATTTTTTATTGGAAGATTTGTATAAGACCGTTGAAAAATTACAATCTACTCAAGAAATGAATATGACTAATAAAGTTAATATTGAGTTTTTATCTAAACAACTTGAAAAAGCATTAACTGATATTGAAGAACTAAAAGATAAAGTTAGAAAGAATGGTAGTCATTAATGATTTTAAGTATCTTATATTTAGGTTTAATTTATTTATCTATAATTTGTTTATTGATAAAATGGAATAACGAGGAGATAAGATGATTGAAACAGTTGTTGCATTATTAATGATAGTAAATAACGAGATCAAAGAACATAGAATACAAGTATCTATGAGTGAATGTTTAAAAGGTAAAAGAATCGCTAGTAGAAAAATAGATGACAATGTTGATTATCAATGTATTAAATCTAAAGCAGAACTAGAAGATAATATTGATGGTAGTAAATCAATTAAAAAACTTATATTAGAATAATGAAATTTATTTTAGCTTTCTCAATCTGTTCTGCAATTACAGGCTATTGTAATACTACAATGACAGTTGATAGACAATTTGATAGTTGGTCAGAATGTGTTATAGGTGGAAGTCAATTAACTATTGTATATGCTCAAAAAATGGAAGAAAAATTAAATAGGGATAAATTATATATTACTTATTTCTGTAATGAAAATATCACTAACAAAACACCAACATAAGGTATCATCAAGTAAAGCTAGATTTAGAGTCCTAATTAGTGGTCGTAGATTTGGTAAAACTTATCTAGCAGTAACAGAGATGATGAAATACGCATCTCAACCTAATCGTAAAATCTGGTATATAGCACCAACATTTAAAATGGCTAAAGAGATTGTTTGGGGAACTCTTAAAGAAATGCTTAATATGTTTAATTGGATTGAGGATATTAACGAAACTACAATGACTATAACAATCAGAAAAACAAATAGTCAAATATCATTAAAGGGTGCAGATAATTATGACTCATTAAGAGGTACAGGATTAGACTTTTTAATATTAGATGAATTTGCAGATATAGATAAACGAACTTGGTTTGAAGTATTGAGAGCATCAATATCAGATAGATTGGGTCATGTGCTTATGTGTGGAACTCCAAAAGGTTATGGTAATTGGAGTTATGAAATGTATTTAAAAGGAAAGCAAGATGATGATTGGGAGTCTTTTCAATATACGACTATTGAGGGTGGTATAGTTACACCAGAAGAAATAGAACAAGCTAAACAAGATATTGATATAAGAACTTTTAGACAAGAGTTTGAGGGTACATTTGAAAACTATGCTGGTGCTGTTTATTATAATTTCCACCCAGTAGATAATGTTGTTAAACGACAAATAGATTGGACTAAACCTTTACATATAGGAATGGACTTTAATGTAGACCCAATGTCTGCTTGTGTAAGTCAAATAGAAAAAGATAAATTTTATTTTGTAGATGAAATAGTTATTTATGGCTCTAATACTGATGAAATGTGCCAAGAAATAAAAGATCGTTATGGAACTAAAATTCCAATAACAATATATCCTGACCCAGCTTGTAAACAAAGAAAGACATCTGCTGGTGGTAGAACAGATTTATCTATACTTCAGAATGCTGGATTTAAAGTTAAGGTAAAACACAAACACCCAGCTATACGAGATAGGGTTAATTCAGTTAATAGTAGGTTAAAAGATTCTAAAGGAGATCGTCACATTTTTGTTTCACATTCTTGCAAAACATTGATAAAAGGTTTACAAAGACAAATATACAAGGAGAATACAAATATTCCTGATAAGGAAGATGGATTCGATCACATGAACGATGCACTTGGTTATATGATTGATTACTTAAAACCATTAACTACACAGGCTAATTTTTCTTCTCCAACAAGATGGACAATGAAGTAATTTATGGCATACACACGAGATCAAGCATTAACAACACACAAGGATTATCAAGAAACAATTAATAATTGGGAGTATTATATTAGATCGTATAATGGTGGGTATGACTATATGATCGGTCAATATCTTAACAGATACAATTTAGAATTAGATAACGAGTTCAATCAAAGACTTGCAAACACTCCTTGTGATAATCATTGCAAAAATATTATACAAATTTATTCATCTTTTTTATTTAGAGTTAGACCGAGTAGAGATTTTGCTTCTATGCAAGATGAGGCTAGTTTAGAA